ACCAGTGCCGCCATCAGTACCTACTGTGGCAGCCTAGCCTGATTTATTCGCAGATTTCCGCTTCTCTAGTAAATTCTGGGTCTTTATGTCGCACGGCTGTAATCATTCTAGCCGTAGCTTCTCGCACGCCATCAATTACGTGGCCTATGACAGTTTTTTCTGATCTTTCCTCTACTGGAATAGCTGTTCCACTTTTAATACGTGCGATTGCGACTGCGGGAATCAAATCTGCGATTGTACCAGCACCAGGCCCACCAATGATTTTTACAAGCATACCTACGCCCGCTTTTAAGTAGGATTGGGAGCGATCATAATATGATCGCTCCCTCCTACTTCGTTAGTTTTACGAATGCTGTTGCAGCAGATTCACAGGGTGGGTGCCAGCGTCAATCAGTCGGCTATCAACGCGGGCAAAGCCCACGAAGGCAACCTGACCGAAATCAGCAAACCGCTCATCCAGTCGGAGCACTGTCAAATCCTTAACCTTGCGGATAAGGAATTTCTTCAGGTCTCCGAAGATGACCGTATTGGCACTAGCAGCAATCTGCGGCACGTGCTGGTTAATCACATACTGATAACCAAGCAGCGTGTCGGGAGCGCCGTCCTTGACGCCCGGCGTCCAAAGAGGCCTACCGAAACGATCAAGAATCTGCTTGAGCTTGCTTAGGGTCTGGTCGTGCAGCATGAACTTCGCCCCACGCCGATAGCTGGGATCAATGCTGTGCTCCAGCCGCACAAGATCGGTATAACCAATCGAGTTCGCCCCAGTTTCTGAACCTCCGGTGCTTTCGCTGGAACCGTTGGCAATTACCGGTGTTGCGCCGCTGGCAAGAACATCGGTGATGATGCCAGTGGGCTGATTGATTCCGGTGCCGTTGGTGAAGTCACGCTCGTATCCACGGCCAAGCCGAACCGCAAACCTGTCCGCAAGAAACGATTCAAGGTTGAATGCGCTGTCCTGAAGCAGTTCAAGGCTGACCCGCACCAATCCAGTCGTGTACTTCCACGCACCAAGATTGATGTGATTCGCAGTCACGTCCTGCTCAGAAACCTGCACTGATTCACCCACCACGGTAGCTTCATTCGTGGTGTCGTTGTTTGTCGGATAAGGCAGCGGTTGCCCTGTTGCCGTTTCCAACACATCAACAACCTTGCCGTCAATAAGCGGCGCATAATACTTCAGCGCAACTTCGACGTCATACACGAAGCCAGCCGGAACAAAGAATCCCAAACCGCTGTATGTACCGATTTGAGAAATGATGCTACCCTCATTAACGTCACGTGATTCAGCAGTCAGCACATTGCGCGTTTCCTCATCCAGCTCGTTGATGGCGCACCACTTCGCGTCACCAACACCCGTGCTGCCGGAACGGAAGTTAGGCTGCTTACGCAGTGCCTTCCCCCAAGCCGCACGATACGCCTTGGCACGCTCTTCAATGCTCTTTTCGGAGCTAGAAGCAGGCTTTCCGCCCCTGATTTCCGTGCCCTTCGTGCTTTCTGCCAAATCCTTCTCAAGCTTTTCGCTGCGCTCGATGTTAGCGATATCATTGCCAAGGGCATCAATATCAGCAAACATCGCGGCAACTTTTGCCCGAGTTTCAGCAGTCTGTTCAGTTTTCAAAAGCTCCACGACCTGCGCATGGATTCCCGCACGCTTTTCGCGGAGTTCCTTTACCTTACTCATTGATTTGTACTCCTGCCCGTCAAACGGGCGTGTGGATTTTTGCTAAAAAAGCGTGCGACCCCTTCCGTGGGGTTTTGCTTTATTTAGCATTTTCTCGTTAAGCTGTTACGCACCGTGCGTAAACTTGCTTAACGAAACTTTTCAAACTACTAATTCAGCAGCATGGCGACGATTTTCATCATCCAAAACTTCGTCAGCATGTCGCCGATAATAAGCATCCAAATCCGCAGCCAGTTCTTTTTCTAGCTGCGCTGCACGAAGCATGTTTTGCTCGTCAGTGTCAAAATCCTGCATTCGCTTCTTATCTTCATCAGAAACTTCAATCCCAAACTTCTTAGCCGCCGCAACAATCTTTCTATAAACAGCAGCTTTCTTATCCGCTGGGATGCCCTTCGTTTGATTGAAGCGAGCCAAGGCATTGCGCACATGGGATGCATCGTGAATCGGAAGTTTCCACGTTTCGGTGCGCTCAGGATCACCAACGTAAGCAAAAGCACTTTTAGTTAGATTCTTTCCAGCAACGCGCTTTGTGCGCACTTTCTTTTTATTTTCAGCCCGCTGTTCCGCAGCCAGCTTTAGCGCATTTTCACCAATTTCCTCTTCATCTTCTTGAAAATTTTCTGGCATCTCCATATCAATATTTTGACAATCACAATTAGGATCGTCGCAATCATCGGCCTTGCAATCTTCACATTCTCCATTCATACATTTCTTGCAATCGCAATGGCAAACATCCATTTGAGTATCTTCTTGATTACCAATGCCATCCCGTTTTTCCCCTTCAGGCCCAGATTTCTTATCAGCGTGTGGGCCAGCTACCCCGTTTGCTTGTGCAAACGCTAGCTTTTCAGCCTCATCCTTCGATTTGCCTTCTTTGATTGCAGCCTTATAAACTGAATTCCAAACCTCCATCCACTGCGCTGCTTTATCCTCTGGCACATAATCAGGAATATCTTTCTTATCGTTATAAACACGGCTTTCGATTGCTTCAATCATGGAACGGACTTCCGCTGGTACCGCATCAGACCAACGTGTCCGCGCAACCAATGAAGTTTCTTCGTAAGCCGGATAAGTTACAGCAGAAACATCATATACATCAACATCTTCCAAATCCCGCGTAGCAATCCAGTTGCCGTCATCTGTCCTTGCTTCACCCCACGTCTGTTTCACTGCTTTGAAAGAAAAACTGCACTGATCCATATCTCCGCGTTCAATGCTAGTGTAAACATCTTTAGCATATTGCGTATCAGGCAGTTCACAACGGAATTTCAAACCTTTTTCATCTTCCCACAACTTCAAAGTTCCTGACTTTGTTCTACCTAGAAGCAAAGAAGGATCGTGATTCACTAGGGCGCGCACATCTGATTTATTCTCAATCGCACGCCGAAAAGCGCCGGGCTTTACCGTTTCAATGAAACCTCCAAGGTCTTGACTGCGCGCATTGAATACTGCCGCATAGCCTTCAATGACAGGTTTTCCAGCATCTTTGCTGGCCCGTACTTCCGTTGAAATGATCCTTGTCTCTTTCCGCATTTCAGCTCCTTACTTTTTTTATGATGGCTTATGCTGTGTTGAAACATCCCCAGCAAAAACTACTGAAATACTGCCATCGGGTTTCATTTCACCAAAACCACCAGGGCCAAGTGCAGCTTGCCCCGAAAGAACTTCAGCAATCTTATCAATGGGTGTATTCCAACTCGCAATGTTTGAACCACTTGTAATAATCAAATTTGGGCCTGTATAAGAGTTTTGTTTCTGCAAACCATCTAAAAACTTTTGATTTCGCCTGCGAAAATCATTAAGACTCTCACCATTAGGAGGCGTTTCGTCTGGGTGTTCAATGAAATACTTTACCTTATCCCCAGCTTCCGCCTTCGTTTTGCCCCCATATCCATGCCGCCATGTGTTAAGGGCTTCCGTATATTCAATTGGTATTCCACCCAAAGCGTTAGAAACGATTTCAGCGGTTGTTTTACCGCGCTGTAAATTTGTAGCAAAAATACGCCTAATCCCTTTATCTTTCAACAGTTCAGCGGCTTGCTTTACTATTTCTCGTCCTTTTGCATCCAAATCAGCGTCAGTCCATTCCCTATATCTATCCTGTTCATTAAACTCTGTAGTACCATGCCGCATAATGTACAATGCGCGATCTACCGCCCTAAGTTCCAATAAACCAGCCAAGACTTGGCTGGTTTCAACTCGCGCAATAACATCTAAATCTTCGGCGCGCCAATCAGCGCTTCTAGTAAGAAACTCTTTACCTAAATACTCTGTCGTAAAAGCTTCAACGTTATCTACAATCGGAACATTATCAGCAGCCAGAGCTTCACTAATGCAGGCAATTACTGGCCCCAATATACGTATAGCAATGGTAGCGTCCCGATTACTCCGATGCAGAAAACGACCTAAAGCATCACGAAAAATTGGTGTAAAAGAAGCACTACTACGGGCCAAAATTCGGGCTGCTTGATCTTCTTTT